ATATCAACCTCATTAAAAATGATCAACGAGACCAGGGACAGAATAAACGGGCATCGGACGAGCGCACTTCAAACGAATATACGAATCGAACAAAAATTGCGGCTCATTCTGAACAGCGATCACGCGGTCAACAGGCGGATTATCCTGAACGAATTGAGCTGAAAGTGTCGGCAAAGAGCTGAACTTCTGCGCAAGATGCCAAGAATCAAGAGGCTGCGGATCGGTCGAGCGGAACTTGCCAGTAATTTGCGCAGGAAAGTAGCGATACTCTGCATAGCGCTCTTGATAACCAAAAACTTTATCGTCTTCAGCAGTGCCTTGAGCGTAAATCTCTTTATTGAGAACAGCTTGTTCGCCAAGATGCGCAAGCACAGGCCAATAAAAGTCAAAGCGACCCTGACGCGACCACATGCGATTCAAACCTTGCTGATAAGTCAAATCAGCACGGACATTCACGAAACCAAAGACATAACCATGTTCAACGAAAGACTTCGAGAAACCATGAAACGAATCTGAGACCACGCCGAAAGCAGCAAGGTTGCCTTGCGGAGTCGTGTCATTTGTAGCAGATGTCTGCTGCACAGGATTGACCGAAATACGAGCAGAAGATCCGCCAAGATATTCGGGACGTTGCAAACGAGCATCAGGCGAAATTACGCCAAAGTGTGAACGCAAGATCTCTGTGTAACGCGTACCGCCGCGAGCGTCACGTTCGTAAAGCTTTTGAATTTGAAAAGCTTGACGAAGGTCGTTAATTGAAATCGGGGTAGCAGATGAAAGATCGACAGTACCAGAAACAGAAAGGGCAGGATCTTTCCAAGAAAATTGTTTGTAAGTAGGAGCAGAAAGGTTGTCAACAATAGCATGATAAACATTTTGACTAACACTTCCGCTTTCTGGCTGATATCCATAAAGAGAATCAGCAACGACACGACCGCCAGTAGAAGAATTAAAAGTAGGAATACCAGTACCAGCGCTAGAAATAGTAGCGTTTAAATTAGCATGACCACCAATCGAAATTTCTACACCAGGACCTTTTTGAGGCCAGGGCAAGCATGACGTGAAATAGTCGTGACGCTTACCACGACGAACAAGATTGTAGTCAGAGAGATTGTCTGGACCATCACCAGTCGAAACTTTCAAAGATTCTTGAAGATTCTCGTCTCTAAACCACTCATTAAAAATGAGATTGTAAGCGCGAAAAGGAAGCGCATTAACCTTAAGCGCTTTACTCACATTGGTCGGAAGACCAAAATAGTCCCAAAGCGTCTGATTCTGAACATTCGTGCCAGACACCGTAGGAATCAAAAAGTCCGTAGAGTCAGCAGGATTCTTCTGTTCACCATTGAATTTCTGCCAGTTGTCCCAAACAAGTCGATTTGGAACAAAAAAGAAGAAAGTCTCCAGATAAAGATTGTCCATGAAAGGAACGATCGGCGTAGCCAAACGAGCAAACAAAGTAGCTGTCAGCTTAAAGCTGTCGCCAGGAAGCACTTCATCAACATAAAAAGGTACAAGATAACCAGAATTAAAAGTTGTCTTATAACCATGAGAACGGTCAAAGACCGATCGAGGAATCTGAGTCGAAGGAATCTGAGAAAACAGATGCTGAGTAGAACGATTAACTGATGACATCTAAAAATCCATAGCTATAGATAACAAAAAAGGCGACCAGTTCAGAAAGCCCTCTCATCGAACCGATCGCCTACGGCTCTAAAACCCAAGACTCAAAAAGCTTTATCACCGTAGACCAAAGCATATACCACAAGTCAAAGGAAAAGCAAACATCCGAGCAGTGCGTTGAATACCCGCACGCGCATCGGGGTGTCACCGGAACCAGTTACATCAAGTAAGTAACTGGTTCCGGTGTGTACCCGTGCGCAAATCGTTGAGATATCTGAAAAAAAAGATCGCCGCAAGCGGGCGATCGAAGGGATTTTGAAGGGATGGAAACCATCCCTTATATTGGTTATTAGTAATTACCCGTTGTTGTCAGAAGCAGACGGTTTAAACTCGGTCGCTGGAGCAGGCTGAGGTTCTTTAGAAGGCTCGGGAGACTTAACTTCTTCAGAAGCAACAAAGCCAAGATCTTCAAGCTTACTTCTCTGTTCAGGATCATTGAGCGCCTGAAGAAAATCGGATGGAGAATTATTGAAAGACGAACGAATGTGAGACGGAAGACTTTCAAAATATTCAGTTGCACGAGCAACAGCATTCTGAGCAGTCTGAAAATCTGTGACATCAGAAAAGTCACCGAACTGGATCGGACGCTTCGGTGAAAAAGGATCAGTCAAAAAGCCTGTCTCAGCATACTTCTGAAGAATATTGTCAATCATCGTCTCATCTTTGAAATGTTGCTGCGTCATGGACGGTTCAGTAAAGACAATGCCTTCGGCCGTAGCGTTTGTGTGATTAATTTTGAACTTCATATAAGCTCCATATAAAAAAGTCCTCACACTTCGTGAGGACTGATTAGAAGAATCTCCAGATTGCGGCCGCGTCTGGACTTAGACTGCGGAGGACGCAGACGCGGCCGCTTTGGCGTCCTCAATCGCAGAAACGAAAGCAGTCGCAGCGGCGATCTGAGTCGGGGCGCAGGCTACAAGCTCTCCAGTTTCGTCAGAATACTGACCAATTTCATACAAGAAAAAATCATCAGGATGCTGACCAACGGTAGTGCGACTATCGCGAACAAGATCAGAAAAAGACCGAGAAGCATCGGCAGCAGAGCGACTAAAAAAAGGTGTATTAAACACCTGGAGTTTCGAATCGAAAACAGAAAAAACTTTAAGGATCATGATTGATTCTCTTCCATAACGCGTCTGAGTTTTGCAGCTTTCAATTCTTGGACGCGTTCACGAACTGAAAGGCGTTGAGGCGAAGTCTCGCCAGTGTCTTCAAAATCACGACCTCGCTTTTCGCGAAGACGCTTAATCTCTTCATAACGAACAATATCTGAACGCTCAAGCAACTTATCAAAATAAGCCGGAGGATTCATCATAATCTTCTCGCTAAGAATAAGACGGTCATTAGTATAAATATCAGTCATGTACTTTTCACAGAAATCGTGACCGATGCCAGGCTTAAGCGAACAATGGCAAAACTCAGCAACCTTACCGTCGTAATAAGATAGCTTCAAAGGACCAGTGATTTTCTTTGTCACATAACGAGCAACATACGCAGCAGTCTCGAAATTAACTGCGCCAATCGAGCTAAACCCGAAAGGCCAAAGTTTTTCAAGCGTACGACTACGATATAAGTTATTGCCTCGACGGATGGACCAGAGCTGTTTATCTACAAAAGTAACACCAAAAATAATAGCGTGGTAATGGGGACGGCCAAGTTTATCGCCATACTCACCACACATAAAAAAACGAAGTTGCTGACCAAAACGGCTCATGAAGTACTTACGCATACGCTTCATGAACAGCTGAAAATGCTCGTAATGAAGTGAGCCATCTGCAGGCAAATGAGCATCATCATAAGTCAGCGTAAGAAACATATTGTTCTTATGAGACTTAGCTTCAACAACGCATCGAGCGGCCCACTCGCGAGATTTCGCGAGACGGCAACCGATGCACTGACCGCAAGGAATTTTGAATTCGCTAAAAGGAATCGCTTTGGACGGATCAAAAGTAACTGCGTTACTACGTCCGTTCTTTGCTTTCTGACCAGCGAGACGATAAGCAGTTATCGGATGAAAGCAAGGCATTTTTCAAGACACGCAATATGAAGCTCACGAAGAATCGTCTCACGAGAAGAACGAGAACGAACTTGAAAAGACACTAAAGCAATCCAAGGACGGTCACGATAAAGCGTCCAAGTCACCAGCTTGCGACGACCAACGTAAGTTGACACGCCAGGGACGAGCCAACAAACACCAAAATCTTTAAGAGTGATACGAAAAGCCGCAGTAGCCATAGCAACGATTAAAAAAAATTTACTGTTCAAAATGATAACTATGACGACTACGGCAGGTAATTAGGGTTAACGCTTAAATGCGGAAACCGCCACGCATAGGCGTAGCACGAGTATTCAAAGTCTTCGTGCGCACTGCACCTTTGCGAAAAATACGCTTAGATGACTTACGAGAAAGCTTATGACGACGACGAGACATATAAACCTCACTTTTTAAAAAGTTTTTTAACGGCCTTGAAGGCCTCCCAAATCGCTGAACCAGAGTTCAGCAAAACATTTACGAACTTAACGATTGCATCTATCATTTTGAAAGATGAGCAGCACCAACCGCAGAATTAGTTATTGGTGCAGTCGAATTAAACGGATTTATCAGATTCATCCACTGACCAAACTTCCAAGCGCTTGAATGCTCTTTCATATAATCAAAAACTAACTTCTGCTTCTCAGAAGCGATAGCAGAATTTTGAGTCATAAACTTTGCTTGCTTCAAATTCTCTTCTTGAATCTTATTAGCAATCTCCTGACCTTTCGTCTGTGACCACATCAAATTCGAGGAAGAATCAGCAGCGACAGACTGAGCGCGTTTCAAACCTGCATCTGCTTGAAGTGCAGAATTCTGCACGTAAGTCTGTTTCTCAAGAGCGTCTTTCAAACTCTTCTCAGAGTGCTGAGTTGACGCTTCAGCACCAGACTTCATAGCGCTAGCAATATCAGGAGCAACAATCGTAGGTGCATTGCCAGAAGCGCCAGAACCGCCTGTAGCAGAAAGAATCGGATTAAGACCAGCTTTGCGCATATCAGCAACTTCCCATTGATGCCGATTTTGCATAACTTCTTTTTGATGCTTCCAGCCAAAATAAGCAGACACAGCAGAACTGCCTAAATTAGCAGCGCCGCCAATGGCTTCAGCCCAAGGAAATCCCATATCACTGTCCTAAAGCAAAAATAACAACTGTGCCAACAACAGCAAGCCAAAAAACAATAGCCATGTCAACCTCATTAAAAATGATCAACGAGACCAGGGACAGAATAAACGGGCATCAGACGAGCGCACTTCAAAC